TACTACCAGCATTATCAAATTATCTTTTTCTTTTTGTGTACTTTTATTTTTCTTTTTCATTTTTCAACACCTCCTGCTCTCTAAGCTCTAATATTGTATTGACCTTTTGTTGTAGTCTTATCATGTCTTGGTCTAATAAACGTAATTGATCTGTTAATCGTATTATCGTTTTCTTCATTTCTCCTACAGCAGGATCTATAACCTTAGTTACTGTTTGCCAAACAAAATAAACGAAGTAACCTAACCCAACTACCATTACCACAGGAAATCCGAATTCGGAAACTAGTTGAACTATGTCCACTAATCTCTCCTAGCGTCTATCTTTCCATCTTCTACAAAATTTTCTGCTCTAGCTATTCTATTTAAATCGGGTTTCAAATTTAAAGCACTCGAAACACTAGTATCTATTCTTATAATATCGTTATTCATTATAGATGCTCTAGTAATTAACATCTTAGTAATGCCTTCAACAGTTTTTATATCATTAACTAGTTGACCCATAAGCTGTTTCATTATAAGAAAAATAAAATAAGCCATTATAAGTCCACCTGCTACAGGTAATCCTAGTTCGGCTATTAATGTAAAACTCTGTTCCATTCTTCTTCGTCACTGTTTTGTACTATTTTAGCTTCACCTACAATAACAACTCCGTACATAGTAGCTTCTATATCAGCTTCTTCAAAACTTTCAGCATAAAGATAAGGTCCTTCGTAAATTTTACTACCTACTTTAAATTCTGTTAAAAAAATCTTCATTAGAGTTACTGACTGTTAATTTTATCTTTAGCTGTTCCTGCATAAAGACCAAACCAAGCTGCACCTGCTCCTACTACTACTGAAATCAACCCTGACTGTTCAAATGTTGGTGCTGGTAGTTCCATAAACCATATTGTGCATTTATATAACAATATAATATATACACTTAAAAATGCTCTAGGGAATATTCTCCAAGCATCTATCATATTAGATAGCCATATCCATTTTTGCCATGGGTTATCGGGTTCCTTATCATTTTCTAGTTCCATAATTTTAGCTTTTAATTCACCGATTTCTGAAACCATCGCCATAAACTTATTAAGATCAATTTCAACCTCGTTGCGACTCATGTCTCCGCTAAACTTATCACTATTATCGTTCATTAGTATGCTCCCCAAATTTTGACTTTAGTTCCGCCATGATATTCTACGGCATGTCCTTCGTCTATTAATATTTGACAAATATCTTTGCCATCTTTTGTGTAGGGTATGCCAAGAATACGACCATACTTTCCTTTACCCAACGATTTAATTTTAAATTTACCTTCGCAAAGTTCTTTTAACCTTTCTTTAGCAGCAAGACCTAATTTCTTTTCTTCTAAATCTCTCGTTCTAGATTCGGGAGTATCAATCCCACTTAACCTAACTCTTTGTTTATGTAAATAACAGTCAAAACCTAATGAGATGACACAATCAAAAGTGTCACCATCAACTACTCTATCTAATGTTACATTATATACAAACGCTTCTGGTGCTTTTTTAGCCATTTAACATTTCCACCTTTTACGTGCTTGACGTAATCTTGAATTAGGATTTTTAGCTGCTTTAGGAAACTTCTTCATTTGCCCTGCTGATCTAGCACAATAAGACTTTCTCCTTTTAGCTGCTTTACTTCCTTTTTTAACTTTTCCTGTAACCGCTGTTTTTAATTTAGATCCAGGATTTTTCTTTTTATATGCGGCTACTCCTTTTTTAGTCATTCCCGCACCTGATTTAGTCTTTCTATAATTACCACCTTTTCCAGTAGTACGTCTTATAGATTTTTCTTTTCTAGGCATTACTTTTTCTTTTTAGCTGTTTTAGCAGAACGTTTAAAAGCCGCAGCAGTTGGTGCACCTTTAGCTCCTTTTTTACGAGGCTTCCTGCCTTCTTTTTTCTTTTTATTTATATAGTAATAAAGACCTTTTTTAGCGGTTCTGCCATCTTTAGTCTTATGTGTCTTTTTTGTTCCTGCCATTTTAATCCTCGTATAAATTGTTAAACGTTATAGAGGGGTCTAAGTAACTTTCATGTTTTTCTGCAGAATGACTAAACTGTGAAGGTTTAAAATCAGGGGCACCTTCACCTGTTACCCATAGTGCGGGACTTGTTGCCCTAACTCTGTTATTAGGTAAAGCAACTAAATTACCTTTCCACTCACACTCTTCAGTTATATATAATACATGAGATTGTTTATGTTGTGCTGAATCATCAGCGATATGTGAATCTGTGTAATCAACAGTAAATAAATATTTCGCTTTAAAAAACTCTGAACCTATTTTAGCTAACCAAGGAGATGAACTAACTCTATCCATAACAACTACTGAATGTTCTCTGGATTCACAATCCCAAGGCTGAGCTAAATGGTCTTCCATAGGCTCTGGAAAGTCTTCACAAGGAATATCGGCGACTAAAGCTTGTATTGGCATTCTAGCCCACATAGCTCCTCCATGTATATTTCCCTCATCATTATCTTCACAATCTGCCTCGCACCCTGTAAAAACTACTTGAAAACTTAAAGACCTGTCGGGTAAGGAATTTACTGCTATTGCTAAAGCGTGTAAGTATTCTCCGTGATATTCTTCATGGTTTTTAGTAAACTCTCTACGTACCCAACATTTAAAATGAGGGATATTACTTATTAGATAAGCCACTAATTACTTTTTCTTCTTTTTACTTTTACTCATTATAGATCCGCCTTTAGATCTTTTCATTACGCTTCCGCCTTTAGATCTTTTCATTACGCTTCCGCCTTTAGATCTTTTCATTACTTTTTTCTTTCCTGGCATTATTGTGCTCCTTTTAATACTCTATCTTTCAATCTTATAGCTCTTGGACCGACTTGTATAGCCCAACGGCTGTCTAACATTTCGACGGCTGCTTTGTCCCAATCGTTATTTTGCATAGCTGATAAAAAATTCTTAAACTTCATTAATCTGTTAATACCTAAATTAAAAGACATATTAGCCATAACTAAAATTAAATCACTCGGTAAATCTCTCCACCATGGCATATTTCTATCTAAGTCTTCGAATACGTTTTGAATATCTTTTTCGAAACATTCTTTAATACGTTCTTCAGAAACAGGAGTACCTACTTCTTGTCCATGTTCTGGATCAGTTTCTAGTATTAAATGACCTATTCCAAAAGTTGGATAATTTAAATGATCTAGATATATTTTATCTATACATCCTTCATCAAAGGTTAATTCTTCTCTAAGTTTATCTATATTCATTACGTGTCTCCTAATTTTACTATTGTTGAACCGCCAGTAGAAATTGAAACATTTCCTAAAGACGCTACACCTTCTACACCATTTTCCGAGCCTTTGTAAATATCTACCCATTCGGATCCTGTCCATAATTGTAACTGTTGGGTAGATAAATTCCAAATAAGGTCACCTGTGTTAAATCTATTTCTATTTCTTTGAGTTTCATTAGCATTTATTGTTGCTCCTATATCAACTCGACCTAAACTTAATTCTAAAATTCTAACTAATCTATTAAAAATTAAAGCAGCAGTAACAGAAGTAACAGGTCCCGTAGCATAAGGCAGCTTTGTTTCTAACAGCTTAGCCATTATCTTTTTCCGTCAGGTTTTATATCCATACGCATAGCTCCTATCCTAAATGAAACACCTATTACATTAGTATCGTCATCATTAGATTGAATACGTAAAACTGCTTGCCGTCCTCTTATTCTTGTATCTATTTTAGTTGTTACTGAAGTACATGAACTAGTTAATGCTGTAGTTAACTCCTCTCCAGGAAAGTTTCTTCTTTTTAAAACTATATCTACTTTTTGACCATCGCTTCCTAAACTAGCTTCTCCTGTAAATTTAATATCGGGAATTATCCTACTTATTGATTGAAAGTCTTCTCCTGCTGGATCTATATCGAAATCACTGGATTCTATAAATACGTTAGTCATTGCGGTGCCATCGTTATCATCACCTGTTTCGTGGTTGTATAAATAACCTATATAATCTGCCGACGATGAGGTAGCTTTTGGATCTGGAAAAACTCCTTCGTCTAACCAACACGTTCTAGAAAGTTCTCCGATCATCCAAACATTTTCTTCGTAATTATAAGTAACGTATTTATCAATAACATTAGCGGTACCCGAACAATAAAACCAACCTACTTCATCAAAAGATTTATTTACAAAAGCAAATATTTGATAACTTTGTGTTTGGTTTATATCACTAAATACATATTCATCTACAGTACAAGGCACCTGTTGTATTGCTCCTGTGTAGGAATAAAAACCTTTTTTATCCATCCAAAATACTCCTTTAGGAGTATTTATCATAGCGTTAGGTCCAACTAAACCAACGCCTTCATTAACTAAATTAACCGCGAAAACAAAAGGCTGTCCTACAAAAGACATTGAATATAAAGAAGTGTCTGTCCAAACCAGAGTTTCCTGCCTTGCTCTAATCGCACCGATAATTGCAGAACCTGCTGAAAGTCTAAACGAGCCTGCAGTGTTTGTAGGTAACGGTTCCCATTGTTCTGCATTTTCTTGGTCGCTCCAGGCTATAAACATAGGATCAACTACATTTGTTCTAGTTACTCCTGAAGGACTTATTGGGTCTGCTCCGAAACAAATAACATGTCTATCTATATCTGAAACTAATACTTGTAAAGCTACTGTAGGAGCTAAGTTGGAATTAGTAAGAGCAGAAAGAGCTACAGCTCTATTAGCTATTCCTCCTCCTACATCATGATAAAAAACACCCGCTCCACGAACATTCATAATTAAATCTTCACCAAAATTATCGTGAGACCAAATACGTAATTGGTTATTAGCCCCTAAAGCAGAAACACTACCCCAAGTTCCAGAACCCCAATAATCAGAACCCCAACCCGTTGAAGGGACATAGACATCTAACCCTACGTTTATTTGATAAGCAGCATCTGCACTAGACCCACCATTACCTGAATCACTAGAATTAGCAGTAACTATATTATCACTCGTATCTTTAGCTGTAAAAGTAAAAGTATTTGCGGTAGGTACTGAAGTTACTTGATATTCTTGATTTAATACGGCAGCCGTAATAAGTCCACCTAAACTAACAGCATCGCTTATTGTAACAAAATCATTAAGAACAACTTGATGATTACTATCGGTAGCTGTTATAGTTGAACTACCGTTAGTAGCCGCAAAAGTAATTCCGTCCGTTGTAGTTGCTCGTATAGGGGTTATATCGTAATAAACTTGTCCCTCTAAAGCATAGTATTTCCAAGTTGTACCTAACCCAATTATTCTAGTTCCGTCGTTATCCGTCCAAGCATGCATTGCTCGTCCTGTAGATAAAAAAGAGGTTCCTGTAGCTTTAGTCCAACCCCCTATTTTTTCTGGGAGACCTTTACGAAAACGAACTAGGTTAGAATCAAACCAACCGCCTTCATTAGCGTAAGCTGTTGATTCTTTGTTTATTCCTGGTCTAAAAACGAATTTTTGTAAAGGCACTGTTCTCTCCTATATAAAGGCAGCAAAAACTATAGAACCTAGTATAAATGGATAAACTCCCCATAACAACATTTCCAATCTTTTAAATTTAGCAGAACCTTCATCAAGACGTTTTTCAATATATTCGTATCGAATAGCACATTCTCTTTC